ACAGGTGAAGGTGCTCCAGATTTTAAACCATCTGCCCATATACACTATTCAAGATCTGATTTAGACTATGCTTTAGATGTAACAAAACATTTTGATAATTTATACTCTCCAGAGGAAGATTAATATGGCAGAATTAAGCGTAACAGCAAAAAGAAAATTAATTAAAGAGCTAAAAGGTGCTTCTAAATTGCACGCAAAACAAGCTAAACAAATAGAAAAGTCTTTAAAAAAAACTAAAAAGAAATAATGGCATTATCAGGTAGCACAAATTTTGAACCAAACGTAACTGAGTTTATTGAAGAAGCTTATGAAAGATGTGGGCTTGAATTAAGAACAGGATACGATTTAAAAAGTGCAATTAGAAGTGTAAACATTATGCTTGCTGAATGGGCTAATCGTGGTCTTAACCAATGGACTATAGAACAAGCAACGCAAACAGTTACTGAAGGCACAACTGATTATCCACTAAATGCAAACATTATTGATGTTTTAGATGTAGTTGTACGTAGAACAGTAAACGATGTTCAGACCGATGTTAGCATTAATAGAATTAGTAGATCTGCATATACAAACATACCTAATAAAACAACAAAAGCTAGACCATCACAGTTTTTCTTTGACAAATTGACAACACCTGTTTTAAAAGTATGGCCTGCACCAGAAAATTCTACAGATATACTAGTTTTTAATAAGATAGTAAGAATGGACGATGCAGATAAAGCTAATAACACTATGGATATGCCATTTAGATTTTATCCTTGTTTTGTTGCAGGTTTAGCTTACTACATATCACTAAAAAAAAATCCACAACTTACTCCACAGCTTAAAGCTATATACGAAGAAGAGTTCCGTAGAGCAGCAGACCAAGATGAGGATAGAGCATCATTTAGAGTAAGACCAAATCTTAGGATGAATTAAGATGGCTTACGCCTCTGGTAAATTTGCAAAAGCTTTATGTGATAGATGTGCATTTGAGTATAAGTTTAGTGAACTACAAGAAGAATGGAATGGTGCAAAGGTTTGTTCTGAGTGTTATGAACCAAAACATCCTCAATTAGAGCCATTAACTGCTAAAGCAGATCCAGAAGCTTTATATAAACCAAGACCAAATAACGATGCAGAAGAAGGCGAGGGTTTTGTTGTTGTAGTAAGTTCATCTATTTTTAATTCTAATTTTATGAACCCATCAACATTGCCAACCAATTTTACAACTCCTAAGATGACAGGATCATTAGGGACAGTTACAATTACTACAACATGACATTAGCTCAATTAAAAACATTAATACAAAATTATGTTCAAAACGAAGAAACTACATTTGTAGCTACTCTTGATGATTTTATAAAAAATGCAGAAGATAGAATATTTGAGTTAATTCAATTAGATTACTTTCGCAAAAATGTTACTGGTATATTAACTGCTGGTAACACCTACCTAACAGCTCCTAGTGATTTTCAAATGTCTTTTTCGTTAGCTGTAATAGATGGTGATGGTGATTACCATTATTTAGATAAAAAACATGCTACGTTTATGCGTGAGTACGCTGTAGACCCTACAGCTGTGACTGAAAGAGCAAGACCTTTATATTATGCAGATTTTGATAAAGAACTCTCTACAGCCTCTAACAATGGCTCTACATTGATTGTGAGCCCAGTTCCAGATCAAGCTTATAATGTAGAATTACACTATCTTTATAAACCAAATTCAATAGTTACAGATACTACAGGAACTTGGATTTCACAGAATGCAAGAAATGCTTTATTATATGGTTCATTAGTGGAAGCTAATATATTTTTAAAGGGTGAAAGTGACATGCAACAGCAGTACGAGCAACGCTTTTTACTTGAAATAACTAGATTGAAAAATCTTGCAGAAGCTCGCGGAAGGAGAGATGAGTACCGGTATGATTCATTGAGGTCTACGGTATCTTAAAAAATACATGGAAAAAATTGACAGTCTGAAGGGTAAATCAGTAGCCATAGTTGGTATGGGCAAAAGCTGGTTTGATTATAATCTTGCAAAATCACACGGAGTTCACTTTGATGAAGTATGGGCTATAAATGGTGTGGCTAGTGTTATCTATCACGATAGAGTCTTTATGATGGATCCTGCGTCAAGGTTCCTTGACACCGATGATGCTGGCGGCCAAACAGAAAGTATGGCTAAACTGTTACAAGAACATGAGGGGCCAATATATACATGTGAACTAGATGCTAGATGCCCAGGTTTAGTTGATTATCCGATAGAAGAAGTAATTAGAGACACTAATTGTTATTATCTAAATAATACAGTTGCTTATTCTATAGCATTTGCACTCTGGAATGAGGTGGCTGTTTTAAAAATGTTTGGTGTAGATTTTTCATATAAAGGCAATTTACATTTTGCAGAAGCAGGAAGAGGTTGTACTGAGTTTTGGTTAAGCAAATGTATTTCAGCAGGAATGCAAGTAGAAGTAGCAAGCACATCTGGCCTACTTGATACAGATGTACCAGCAGAACAAAAGTTATATGGTTATCACAGGTTAGCAGATCCGTTAGTAGTAATGTCTGATGAAGAAGGACTAAAAATTGAAAGATTAAACAACTTACAAATAACAAAAAAAGTCCACAAACCTGTATTAATAGATAGAAACGACTCGCATTTAATGTCTCCAGAACCTAAAAAATGGTAGACCATATAACTCCGGCTGGAGTACCTGGATTAGGCATTATAGAAGCAAAAACTAGCAATTATGGTGGACACCCGCCAGAGTTTTGGGCAGAAAGACTTACTAATAAAATAGTTAGTAACAGCGAGAGTCAAGATCCTTATATAAAAGAACAAGCAAAAGCATATAGAGATATGATTTATCAAGTTTGTTTGATTTATATAAAAAATGCTTTAAAATCTTATAAAGCCACTTTGATACAAGATTTGTCTGGTCAGGGTAGCGAGGATATAGCAAAAATAATTAAAGGTATTTAATATGGCGATTACATCAACATTAACTACAAGTTTTAAAAAAGAACTACTTACTGCAACACATAACTTTGCAACTAATGGTAACGCTTTCAAACTTGCTCTATTTACAAGTTCTGCCACTATGGGTGCAACTACAACTGCTTATTCAACTGCACAAGAAGTTAGTGGTACTAACTACACAGCAGGAGGATCAGCTTTAACTAAAGTAGCACCAACAAGTTCTGGTACTACAGGGTTTACTGATTTTGCAGATTTAACTTTTGGTACAGCTACTGTTACAGCAAGAGGCTGTATGATCTATAACGACACTAATGGCGATAAGTCAGTAGCTACTATAGATTTTGGTGGAGATAAAACCTCTACCGCAGGTGATTTCACTATTGTTTTCCCAGCAGCAGCAGCAAGTACAGCTATTATCAGAATAGCTTAAGGCTAGCCAAAAATGGCTAGTATAACTGGTTGGGGTAGAGGAGCTTGGAGTTCTGATACCTGGGGCGAACCCAATCCAGTTACCCTCACAGGAATAGCAGCAACAAGTGCTGTTGGTTCTGTAACCATCGTAGCGAAAGCTAATGTAATTCCATCATCTCTATTAGCCACTGTTGGTGCACCAGTTGCTGGTGTAAATGCACAAGCTATTGCTTCAATACAAGGCGCTATTGGGACATTGGGTGGAGTTTCGGTTGATGTAGACGGTGAAGCTAATGTGCCTGTTGCAGGTCTTAATGCTACAGGTGGCGTAGGATCCGTAATAGTTCATCATAATGTTCAAATAAACATAACTGGTGTTTCTGCTACAAGTGCCGTAGGTGCAGTAACCACAATCGCAAAAGCTAACGTTATTCCTACAGGTCAAGAAGCTACAGGATCTGCTGGATCTATAGCACCTACAGGAAAAGCAAATGTAACGCTTACAGGTGTGTCTGCAACAAGTTCTCTAGGATCTATATCTATAGCTCTTGGTATGACAGTTCAAATAACAGGAGAATCAGCAACTGGATCTGTTGGTAGTCCATCAGTAATTTCAAAAGCAAATGTTATTCCAACAGGTGTTGAGGGCGTTGGATCAGTAGGAACTATATTAATTTGGTCACTCATAGATGATACACAAACAAAAAATTATGCTAACATAAATACTGACCAAAGTTCATCCTTTGCTGAAAATAGTGAAACACAAACTCCAAATTGGGAAGAGGTAGCATAAAAAATGGCAACTTATGTAAATGATTTAAGATTAAAAGAGATAGCTACAGGTGATGAGTCAGGAACCTGGGGAACATCTACAAACACAAATTTAGAATTAATTGCTGAAGCATTTAGTTTTGGCACAGAAGCCATAACAACTAATGCTGATACACACACAACAACAATAGCTGACGGATCCACAGATCCAGGAAGATCTTTATATTTAAAATACACAGGTACTCTTGATAGTGCTTGTACCATTACAATAGGCCCTAACACTATTTCTAAACTCTGGTTTATAGAAAATGGCACGTCTGGATCTCAAAATATACTTATCTCCCAAGGCAGTGGAGCTAACATAACTATTCCTCCTGGAGATACTAAAGCAGTTTATTCAGACGGAGCAGGATCTGGCGCAGCAGTTGTTGACGCTTTTGCTAGTCTTAGCGTTGTAGATCTAAAAGTACAAGATGATCTAACAGTTACAGATGATGTAATTATAGGCGGCGATATAGACTTAGAAGGCTCTATTGATGTTAATGGTACAGCCAACCTAGACGTAGTAGATATTGATGGTGCTGTAGACATGGCGACTACGTTGCAAGTAGACGGAGCTATTACATCTTCTGCTGGTGCTACGATTACCACAGCAGATAACC